AGTATACTCAATTCCAAAAGAGTTGAAGACCTCTTGGATTTTAGTGTGGTTAAATAAAGGAAATGCAGGGTTCACCGACATCTTTACATCATCGCCATATGACATAAGACTAGCAGCCTCACTGAATTTACCCTTAAAGTTGGGGTATAGGATTCTAAAAACGCACCGATGATACAGTGAATTTACAATAGAATTGGTATAGACCGTTAAATTCTGGCCTGAAGGATTAGAGCCGAAAAGCTGAATAAGTTCTCCGTTTAGGCTCATAAGAGGGTAAGCAACCTCTGTAGCACAACCTTGCATAATCTTAATATCGTCTTCAGAAAAACCTGCTGCTCTACCAATGTACTGAAATACTTTATAAGAAGCTAGAACCATACCGGCTGACATGTGTTGGTCATAGGCTTTGAAATCACCTGCGACTACACGATCGGCTCCGAATCTGATCATATGTTCATTAAGTTCATGCCAACCACGACCTTGAGAGTTGATGCCTACAGCACACTCGGAAGTCTTAGATGACATAGAAAGTAAATGGCATATAGTAAGAAAGTACTTTCTGATATTCATTTGAAGAGAAACTGGAGCTGCTTGGAAACATCTCACCTTAATCTTAGTTTTCTTCGTTGGTTCATCTTTAGTACATGTCTTGAAAATTTCGTTTGAGCGTTGTCCACTAAGCCACATCGTACGGGCTCGTTGTGCTAGACGTAAGGTTTCGTCATCCATAACGCGAGGATAGGAACAAGAGGGGTGTTCTTCTTCCAATTCAAACATAAATTCCTCCTTCTTTTTCTTCAAAGGATAACCCATAGAAGTACTAGGCTTCATGGCATCGACGAATTTCATACCATCAACACCAGAAGTAGTCTCTACATCGTCAAGCACTCTTACTTTAGACAATAGGTCCTTTCCGAAAGGAGTTTCGAACATCTCATCAAACTCTTCCAGATAGTCACCAATCGCCCACTGCATAATATCGCTAGGAAACTCTTGATAAGCGTTGCCTACACCGGAAATATACGTCTGGTAAGG